TGATATAACAGGCAATGAATGGCGCACTTGCAACGGTATTTTCGCTATTTTTCTTCAGTATCTGTGCTACCTGTCTGTTCATGTCACCATAACGTGCAGGAACTTGAACTAGTTGTCCTTTGGCATCCTTGTAGGCAAAGTTACTCATTGCTCGAATAAATTGCGTCAGGTATCGACGCATCTGACCATCGTAGAAAAAATCCATATTAATTATCCGCCTGTGGTTTTAGTGCTTTGCTAAGTGCTTGACGCTCAGTAACTACTGATCCATTAATAGTAGATGTAGTATTGTTATTAATGAATCCAGTTTTTTGTGTTTGTCTTACTTGTTTGCCAATAAATGTACCAGTAGCCACATCTGTAAATCCAGTATTGTTCAGGGTCATGCGAACATTGTCTTCAAATCTTATCCAATTTGTTCCATTGTGTCTAAACAATCTATTAGGCAGATAATCTGTACGAAGGAAAAATTCTCCTCTAACTGGTCTACCAGGAAAATTTATTCCGTAACTAAATGGCGCACCATTAGGAGGCATTCCGTCACTGGTAAGATATCCTATGTATAAGTTTCTATCAGGACTACGTAGTACCATGCTGGCATCCATGATGGCTTTATCTGTGCTGGCATCAATGGTGTCATCGCTTGCGTCGGCAACATCTATAAGTCCTGAATCTCTAGTAGGAATAACATAGTATCCTGCCACATCATAACCGCTAGTTGGTGCATCTGCCTCTGCCTGAGCAATAATTTGATTGTTGATTTCGATATTGGCTTTGTAAGTACTCATTAAATCACGCAGAGTACTACCATCTTCAGCGCCACTATCCGCATCAAGTATTTCTTTAAATTCCTGACTGTCAATTAGTGGCACACATTTTGCCAATATCAAATGTGGATACCATGTTTGACTGTATCCTTTAGCAGGACGTCTAACATCCTGTACTACATAAAATCTTTTTAATGCTACCATGGCATCGTCTAGCGCATATTCGTCTTTTTGATGCGGCAATTCGACCACATCTCCTGCCATTATTTTTCTACCTAGCGTTTCTACATTGGTACGCAAATGAAACATCAGGTTAATTGTATCGTTTTGTAAAAATAAACCAAATTGACTTAGGTTAAAATCGATATCCTGCATGTCGTAAATACCCCTAGTAGAGTAAACGTCAGGAGCATAATGCCTATCTCGATTTTCAAGTAGTAATAAATCCTGGATTCCTAGCTCTCCTGTTATAGGATTATTATTAACTGGAGTAGAAGGGCTTGCTTCGCCTTCTGCAGGATTTACAGGACCTAGATATTTGTGTACAAATACATCAGTTCCGCCCACTTGAAATTGTTCGTTGATAGTACGATCTAGGAATTTAAAGTCCGCGCCCTTTTCGGGCTTGTATAAAGAAAGTCTTGGCATAGTAGTGTATTTATAAGCTAAATATTCGTATGACTGAATCACAAAATCAAAGACAAGAAGTAGTTGAGTATGTACAAAGCATGCTAGGTAGCGGCATGATTGACATAGAACTTGATCCTGTACACTATAAAACTGCCACAGACCGTGCGTTACGCAAGTTCCGTCAAAGAAGTAGCAATGCAGTAGAAGAAAGTTACGGATTTATTATGCTACAAACAGACGTAAACGACTATATCTTGCCATCCGAGGTGCAAAGTGTTAGACAGCTATTTAGACGTAGCATAGGTAGTCGCAGTGGCGGTGGAGATGGCGGTACCATGTTTGAGCCGTTTAACTTGGCCTATTCAAACACCTATTTGTTATCAAGTAGCAACATGGGCGGTCTAGCCACATATTATGCATTTGCCAGCTATCAAAAAATGGTAGGTAAAATGTTTGGCAGTGACATCAACTTTACATTTAACCCAACTACCAAACTATTAACGTTGATGCAACGTCCACGCGGTGAGGAAGAACTGCTAATTTGGATGTACAACGAACGTCCTGATTTTAACCTACTACAAGATCCGTTTGCCGGACAGTGGTTGCGTGATTATACCCTGGCCACTTGTAAAATAATGCTAGGCGAAGCACGTGAAAAATTTGGTACCATTGCCAGTCCACAAGGCGGCACACAATTAAATGGTACAGCACTCAAGTCTGAGGGCAAAGCAGAAATAGAAATGCTCGAGCTAGATTTGGTAAATTACAAAGATGGCGGCAAACCATTGACTTTTGTTATTGGCTAACTGTATAATTTGTAAATGCCTAATCAAGACATTGATGCTATTCAAACTTTTAAAAAAATAAACAACCATTTAAATTATAGAATTTTTAAGTGGTACGAACTCGGTATACTCGGTACTGGTAAATCAAGTAGTCCTGTAATTGACATGACTCCGTGGGTTGATATCGAATCGGATCAGGCCTTAGAGGTTTTTGACGAGATAACTAGGTCAATACCAAATTTTAAAGCATCCGTAGATCCGTATAATGGTGCGTATGTTCCTGAAGACATTAACGGATCTAAATTTTTAAATTATTTTACATGGAGAGCAGATAAATTAATCCCTCGAGACATTCGGTTTACATTAAAATCTGAAAAAGAAGTTGCAGGTTGGGTTTACCAGCATAAATTAGCTCCTAGAATATGGCAAACCATGAGTTATATTTTAGCAGGTGCTCCAACTAATAAAGATGCTAACGGTCATTGGCTATTTTCCGATTTTCATACCCCTGGTTACTGGGCAGACGATCTTCCTTTATTTCGTAAGTGGATTGAATCTTGGGGAATATTTAAAACACTAGGACGAATTGTTCTATTTCAAAGTATACCCGGGAAAGCAGTAGACATACATAGAGACACAAGATTTTTTCCTAATTCGATGCATCATGTGTCTTTACAATTTACAAAAAATCGTCCTGCATTTGTATACGACGAAAAGTTAAAAAATAAAATATATTATAACACTCCTGTTTATTTTTTCAATGCTTCCGATTTACACGGTGTTGATGCAACTGATCATAATGCATTTACTATTAGGATCGATGGTGAATTTACCCCAGAGATTTGTAAACTACTCGGTCTCAAAGATGGATTTTCTTGGCATACAGATTATCCCTCTGCAAAAAAAATTAAAGATATTCAAATATTTGAACCAGAAGAACGTCCCTAAAGGTTGACGCTGTAATAAAACTGTTATATACTAAAAATTATTCAAAGGGGTTCTTATGATTATTGGTGTATGCGGATTTATTGGTTCTGGTAAAGATACTATTGCAGATTATCTAACTAACTTTCATGGTTTTAGGCGAGAAAGTTTTGCTGGCAGTTTAAAAGATGCAGTGGCACAAGTGTTTGGCTGGGATCGAACCATGCTAGAAGGGCGTACAACTAGTGCCCGTGAATGGCGAGAGCAAGTGGATCCGTGGTGGGCAGAACGATTAAACATGCCAACACTAACTCCACGTTGGGTATTACAATACTGGGGTACAGAAGTATGCCGCAAGGCGTTCCATGATGATATCTGGATTGCTAGCCTTGAAAATAAACTCAGAACCAGCCGAGATGACATTGTAATTTCAGATTGTCGTTTTCCTAATGAAATTAAAAGCATCAAAGATGCCGGTGGTATTGTTATTCGTGTGGTTCGTGGCGCAGAACCAGAATGGTATCAGGACGCTATAAACATGAACGCAGGCCCTCGCAACATGAGTTACGCCATTAGCAGTGAACGTATAAAACGCACAAAAATACATGCCAGCGAAACAGCGTGGGTAGGAACAACATTTGATGCAGTTTTAGACAACAACGGAACTATTGATGATTTGTTCAAGCAGATACAGTCGATTATAGATCCGGTACTAGATCTCCCTGACGCCAACGAACGCCCTCTTTATGCAGGACTTTCGAACAATTAGAACATACAGTTTTTAAATTGCCAAAACGTTGATTTGTTAGATCACCGTCGACATAAAAAACATTAAAAATTTCCAGGTGCGGGCTTTTAAATCCGCACTTGTCGCAAGTAGATTTTTTCTTGTATCCAGAACGGGCCCAGAGAGGCCTTTCGTCTTGATGTCCCCTAGCACAATGGTCGCAAGTTGACCTATAGAAAGTCTTTCCTTCTTTATGATAGTTAACTGCTACTGGTCTTTTTTGACAATTTTTACAAAGATTTCTCATACCGCCCTTTTTCTGCCCTTTAGATATGTATTTAACCGGTATTATTTTCCAAGTTACTGCTAAATAAAACAAAGAGTAATCCATTAAGGAGATTTTGAGAAATGGCAACAACACTACAATCACCAGGTATACAAGTATCTGTTATAGACGAGAGTTTTTATACACCGGCATCGCCTGGTACTGTACCATTAATTTTTGTTGCTTCGGCTGCAAATAAAACAAATGGTTCAGCAACAGGAACTGCCCAAGGCACATTAAGTGCCAATGCAGGAAAAGTATATGTAATCACAAGTCAACGTGATTTGACAGATACATTTGGTACACCATTGTTCCCAACAGATACTAGCGGTAATGCTATTAACGGCGGCGAAATAAATGAATACGGTCTACAAGCCGCATACAGTTTACTAGGCGTAAGTAGCAAAGCCTACATTGCTCGTGCAGATATTGACCTAGCACAGTTAACAGCACAGACTCGAGTTCCAACAGGCACTCCTGTAAGTGGTACATACTGGGTCGACACCGCAGATTCTCTATTTGGTATCAACGAATGGAATGCAGGAACACAAAGTTTCACTGTAAAATCTCCAATTGTTATTGATAGCAGTAATTCAAGCACCAGTTTAATTTCTGGTTCATTAACACCTACTGACGCAGTTGGACAACAAGGCAGTTATGCCGTAGTTGTTACCCCTGACAACACTAACACAATCTACTACAAATCAACAGCAACAACAAGTGCATGGATTCCTATTAGTACAGTTCCAGGTGCCGCTTTTGGTGCGAGTGGTAAGTCGTTACAGATTAGCCCACACTACACATACCCAACATGGACTAGTTCTACCGTAACAGGTAGCGTATGGATTAAATCAACAGAGCCGGGTCTAGGTGCAAACTGGACTATAAAAACATATAATGGTACTACACAATCATTTGGTACAATCAGTGCTCCTTTATATGGCGACACACGTCAAGCAATTGAAAAACTTGATTATGCAGGTGGCGGTGCAAATATTCCAGTTGGTTCTGTATTTGTTGAGTATGATATCAACAACAACAGCAACACAACAGCAACAACAGCGGTTGCTAACTTCAAAGTTTATAGAAGAAATGCAAGTAGCCCAACAGTTATTACTGGCGGCGTTTCTATTGTTTCTACAACCAGCAACACAACATTTATAATTCGTGAAACTGCACCAAGCACAAGCACTTGGGGTACAAGCATTACTGTAACAATTCCTGGCAGTGCAACTGCTAGCATTGCACAACAAATTCCTTCAGCATTAAGTGCCGCAGGATTGAAGTATGTGACAGCAAACTATAATGCTACTACACAAAAAGTTTCATTGAGCCATTCACTAGGCGGATCTTTTGAGTTAACAGACGGTACAGGTACTCCGCTAAACTTGGTCGGATTTAGAGCCTACAATCTAATAACTGGCGCAGGTACTGCTAATTTATATACAGCACCTTCTAGCGATGGATTTAGTTTTATTGCTTCTAACTGGAAGCCACTAAGCTATCAAGCAACTCCAACAGCACCTACCACAGCACCAGCTGATGGTACATTATGGTATGATGCTAACCTAACAGATGTTGACGTACTTGTACACAACGGACGTACCTGGGTTGGTTACAACTTCCACGGTGATGGAGTAAACACATTCGACAGCCCATTCTACAACACAGGTACAGATCCAAATGGACCGATTGTAGCGGCAATTGCACCAACTGTACAAAGTGACAGTACTCCGTTAGTAGATGGCGATATTTGGGTAAGCACAGCAGATCCAGATATGTATGGTCAAGAAATTTATGTATGGTCTAACAGCAAACAATCATGGGTACTGCAAGATCCAACTGATCAAACAAGTCCAAATGGTTGGGTATTTGCTGATGCACGTTGGGGTTCTAGCGGTGCCAGTTCAACAAGAGCTAGTATCGTGTCATTGCTAACAAGCGATTATCTAGATCCAGATGCTCCAGATCCAGCACTATATCCACGTGGAACACGTTTGTTCAATACACGCCGTAGCGGATTTAACGTGAAGTATTACGACTCTGGATTGATCAATGTAAACACAACAAATCCACGTTACAAAAACGAAAGCATGAGTACATACTTTGCCGATCGTTGGGTAACAAAGAGCACTAACAACGAAGACGGTTCTGGTTGTTTTGGTCGCAAGGCACAACGTAAAGTTGTTGTCAAGGCACTCAAGTCTCTAATTGA